TCGCAGCAGAGTCAATTTGGCTCACGTCAAACTTGGACCCAAGAAGGTGGTATCCTTTAGCCGATGTTGCCACAGTCGAAGCATTGATGAGACGATTGGTGGTGACACATTTTAATGAGGCTTTATGAATGCCAATAAACTTGATTTATTGGCGCGCCCTACCCACACCGTAACCGAAATTTTATTGGAATTGATTGGCTAATACTCCACCAACCACCACAGCATCTGAACCTGCTCCTCGGTAACCTTGTCCGACATCGTCATCGATTTGACGCCTCCTCCGTGGTCAACAACCGAGACCTCGATCCACGTCTCCTCGTCAAAACTGATTGTGTAGCATTGTGCGTCCATATAATCGTAAAATTCCAGGATTTCAAGGCCCATTTCAAGCCATCACGCCCCGGGATAGCGCTTGTTTTGTATCTGAATTCCCCGTGCGCGGATGGTATTTTTCCACTGCTCTTCGGTCAACGACCGGTTGCCCTTGACCTTAGACACCCGTCGGGAATACTTTTTTTTTTTTTTTTTGCTTTTTAAATGTGCCTCTGTCATTTGCAATGAAAATAAAATATTAGAGGGAGAGAGATCCGTTAACCAGGCGTGTTACGCCTAGTATTACTAACGGATCGACGTAACATGTAACAACCCCTAAGCAGGGGTTTAGTGTTTGGTACGTCACCCTCTCTCCCTCTCTACTGGATACTACTTAAACGTTAATCTGTGCAAACAAATTCTTTCTTTCAAAAAAATATTAATTATGAAGAATGGAAAGAAATCTGGAGGTTCTAAGTCCTCTGCTGCTGCTAAGTCTCGTGCTCGTAAGATGCCTCGTTTGGCTAATGGGCAATTTGCAAAGAAATCAACCAAATCAACCGGTAGAAGTAGATCTAAGCGAACTAGTTCGTCCAAGAAGTCTGTCGCCAAATTCAAGAAATCGTTCCGTGGAAAGATTTTGAAGTATGGTGTATCTTGGACTAACGAAATGGGTAACGAGTTGGAATCTACTCGAGGACAACAAGTTATCACGCTTGGCCATTCTACTGCCAATATATCGCAATTGCAGAGCGTATTTGCAGCGACTATTTTTAAGAAGCTAATGTACAAAGCTGGAATTGCTATTGACGGTTTGTTTGGCCCTTATCAGATTGCATCTGTAGCCAATGGTGGAATCAATCCAACTTGTAGGATATTTGTATACTATTTGTACGGAGCAGCTCAACCTCGAACTCGTGGCGTTGAGATATTTATTCCTCCTGGTCCTGTGGACACTAATTTGATTACACCTATTGATTTTGTTAATTGGTTCTGCAGCACTGGCCGGCCTTGGTTTGGGAGTACTGAAGATATTGAATTTCAGTACATGAGTTTCAGTGTCACTGATACGTCTGCTGCTCCCACACAGTTTGTATATGCATGTCCGACTACACTTTGGCTTGAGCGTGGGCGTTTTAATGTCGAAGTTACTTCGACGTTGAAGTACCAAAATCGCACATCAAGCTTTTATGGACCTTCAACACAAGTTATTGACAGAGCTCCTTTGTTCGGTAAGATGTATGAAGGTCGTGATAATGGTCCACATTACAAGGCGGACGATGCTGCAAACATGCCCAACTTTTTTTCGGATCCAAATGGTTTGATCCATTTGTCTGGTTCTGTCGCACCCGGAACCCAGGTTATTCGCGAACCTCCTCAACCTACTGCTTTTAGCAACGTACAAAAATATGGCGCTGTCAAGAAATTTATGCCCGGAGATTTGCGTTCTAGTGTGATTAGCACTAAGAAATCTATGGGTTTTAATGAGTTGTTCCGTATATTGTTCCAATATTGGACTCTGGACAGTGTCTCTCTAGACTGCAGTCGTACTCCGTTTGGAAATTACAGAATGTTTATTATGGAAAAGTATTTACAACCTGGGACTGAAGACTCGAACAATTTGGTAGTTGCTTATCAGGTTAATACGTTTACTGCTATGGGTTTTAGTGAAGGTCGTTCTCAGGAATCGACTACTACGTTTACGAGCGATGTTTGATTGTTGTTGTTTCACATTACATAAGCGGACTGTTTGTTGTTTTTTACTGCCGGCTATAAAAGCCAGGCTTTTTGTCAATAAATTATGTCTGTTGGAAAATACTGGCTTTTGACTATTCCGCATTATGCCTTCGTGCCATATTTGCCGTCTTCCTGTGCTTTTATTAAAGGACAGCTCGAGACTGGGGCCGGAGGCTACTTACATTGGCAAGTTATGTGTGTGCTGCACAGAAATGCCAGGTTGTCCGGAGTCAAGTCAATTTTTGGAGCCGAATGCCATGCCGAACTTTCAAAGTCTGCCGCCGCCGATGCTTACGTCCACAAGGACGAGACGAGTGTACCCAACACCCGTTTCGAATTGGGACAGCGACCACTACAGCGTCAGAAGGCCTCAGACTGGGATGCTATTCGAGACTCAGCAAAGTCAGGAGATTTTGCCAACATCCCGGCCGACATATATGTCCGCTGTTACTCCCAGCTCAAGTCTATCGCAAAGGATCATCTCCGCCCTCAGGCCCTTGAGCGGCGTGTCTTCGTTTTTTGGGGACCGACAGGTACTGGTAAGTCCAGACGCGCCTGGGATGAGGCAGGACTCGACGCCTACCCCAAGGATCCTCGCACCAAATTCTGGGATGGATATCAACAACACAAGCATGTCGTTATCGACGAGTTCAGAGGAGATATTGACATTGCCCATATGCTCCGATGGTTGGATCGATACCCAGTTATCATCGAGGCCAAGCATGGTGCTACAACACTCGCAGCAGAGTCAATTTGGCTCACGTCAAACTTGGACCCAAGAAGGTGGTATCCTTTAGCCGATGTTGCCACAGTCGAAGCATTGATGAGACGATTGGTGGTGACACATTTTAATGAGGC